GTCCTGCGCTTGATCTTGATCGAGTCGCGAAGATCACCAGAGTCGACTGGCGCATTGGCTACAGCCTGCTGCTGCACGACCTTTGCGCCACCGCGCAGCGCCGATGCCATGACTTGCACCTCAAGTTTCACCGGGAATTGCTTCAGCGACTCAGCAAGCTCAGCCATGCCGCTCATCTGAACGTTAGCCATTCGTCAGGCCCTCACTTGCCATGATGCGAACCTCGCGGCTGCGCATGCCTTGTTCAAGCACAGCGCGGATGTCGAACACCCGAGACTCGTACAGGATGCGATACGAGGTTGCCGTCTTGCCGACGCCCCACTCGGGCCGGTAGCGCATCGTGATCTGATGCGTGACTTCAGACTGCACGGCCTGCGCTGCGAACATCTCGCGCCCGCTCATCGGCCTGATGTCAGCGCGGTCGGTAAATAGGTCGGTCCACGTCGTTGACTGCTGGCCGACACTGTCAACCGTCGATGACCGCGTCTGCACAGTCACGACCGACGATAGGTTGCCGGCTTTCATCAGGCCAGCTCGCTCACGACGTAGCGCGCGAGCAGCGAATCGGCGAACAGGTTCGCCTCGACCGGCTTCTCAGAGTCTGCCTCGCGGTTCTCGTAGAGCGTGCCAGCCTTCAGCAAAATCCACGCCTTGATCGAAGCCGGGATTGTCGATGCCGTGTAGCCGCACTGGTACTGGATCGCAACCGCGTTAGTCGTAGTCAATGTCGCGGGCCAGGTGTAGCCATATGACGGGATGACCCAGGCACTGAGCTGCGACGCGTCAAGCGTGTAAGTCGATGCGCTGAGCGTCGTCAACGTGCCCGCGATGTTGACGTACCTGATCCAGTCGACAGACGTGATCGGCCCCTTTGGTATCTCAATTGAGTCAGGGAAGTCGTCGTAATAACGGATCATCGTGCGCGGCGCCAGTGATCTGCCAGTGAGTTGCTCGGCCTGCTGCCGCGCAGCGGTGATGTAAATCGAGATCATCGAGTCGTCTGTGTCGATGCCGATGCGCGAGTGCAGCTTGAACTCAGCGACGGTCACCGGCTCGACGCTCGGTGCGGTCTGCTCAATCAGTCCGATTCCCATTACTACCCCTTACGCACTGCGCCGATAAGGCGCGGTCGATGTTCTGTCTTGCGCTGCGCTAACGGTGCGCGATGTTGCCGTCGGCGCCGTGCGCATCGCGTGTACGTTTGCACCCCACGACCCGCCTGCGCCTGGCAGACGTGGCAGCGTGAACACGCCTGCCTGCAGCCCGGTCGCGCTTGCGGTTCCCAGCAGACCTGGCAAACCATTCGGCACAGACGCGGCAAAAGTTGCGGCGTTTGCCGCGCCGACCTTGCCCGTGATGATTGTCGAGAGCGCGACGGCAGACAGTCGGCCGGTCGCGACTGCAGCACCGACCGCGCTAGGCACGATGCTCGACACGAAGATTTGCGCGGTAGAACCGATCGCGACTGCGCCGCCAACATTGCCGGCGACGACGCCACCCGATCCAATACCCGCAGGAAGCCCCGTAGCGGCCGCGGCGCCGGCGTTGGCACCCAGCACCACCTGAGCCAGCACGGCAGCAGCCTGGCCCGTTCCTGCAGCGTTGCCGGCCGTCCCTGCGATAACGGTGGACACCGCAACGCTTGCGGTCAGCCCCGAGCCGGTTGCTGCGCCGACCGATGCCGGCACAAGCGTGGGCGCCGATATCGTTGCAAGCTGACCGGCAGCACTTGCTGCGCCGGCCGTGCCCGCGATGACTAGCTGCGAGCCAACGAGCGCCGCTGCGCCGACTGCAGTCGCCGTGCCGACGTTGCCGGCGATGATGAGCTGCTGACTGATAAGTGCGGTTTGGCCTGAGCCAGTCGCCGCGCCGACGTTACCTGCGATCTGGTTGCCGGACAGAATGCCGGCTGCAAACCCGGCCGCGGTCGCGGTGCCAACGGCGCCAGCGACAACGGTCGACACAGCAACCGATGCGGTAAGTCCCGCGCCGGCTGCGGTGCCGGTATTGCCCGCTACAACGAGCTGCGATCCAATCAGCGCGACCTGGCCGGTTGCCGTTGCCGTGCCGACGCTGCCGGCGATCGCGTTACCAGACAGGACGCTCGACGCTTGACCGGTTGCTGTTGCGGCACCCAGGTTGCCAGCGACGACGGTCGACACGCGAATCGATGCGACTGCGCCTGCTGCGGTCGATGTGCCGACGTTGCCGGCGATAACGACCTGCGAGCCGACTCGCGCAACCTGGCCGGCGCCCGTTGCCGCGCCGGCGTTGCCTGCGATTGTCGTCGCCGACAGCACGCTCGCCGATTGACCGGTGGCCGCTGCCGCGCCGACCTTGCCGGCGATTACGACCGAAACCGAGATCGATGCGGTTGCGCCTGCAGCAGTCGATGCGCCCAGGTTGCCTGCGATCGTCTGAGCCACCGCGATCGATGCGGTCTGGCCCGCGGCTGCTGCGGCACCAAGGTTGCCGGGGATCGTGACCGCTGAGCTTGCCGCCGCGGACGAAGACTTAAGCTCAAGCCAGTAAAGACGCGTGGTTGCCATCTTGATCACGCCCCTTTCTGCATCATTAAAGCGAAGTTACTTTCAGCGTCGGCGTCCAGGGCCAGCTACTGATTACCGAATAATCGGATGGTGTGATTGCAAAGCTGGTCTGAGCAGGACTCGGAAAACAGACTGCGCGTGCTGGTGGTCGGAAGATTTGCCACGGGTTGTTAGACAGCGAGACTAGCTCGCTCTCGCGTATGTTTTGCGGGATTCTCGCAAACAGCGATACTTCTATGTTCGCGTCGTCGTTTGCGGCAGCAGGCCACAGCCGCTGTGTACCGACATAAGCGGTTGCGCCGCTCCATCCTGCTGACCAAGATCCCGCAACTGAAACTTGAGTTGCGTTGGACAACCCATTCACAACAATTCCAGTAACACCATTAACATCACAACTAACTGCGATTGAATACCAGACTCCAGTTTGAATTGTTACAAGTGTGTTTGCTTTACCAAATGCCACTCCGGATGTATCTCTGCCAAACCAGACGCGCATTGGGCCGCCCGTAAAGCTGCCGCTTACGCAAAGAGTTGGGCTATTGTCAACATCAAGAGTACGCTGTGAGTAAATTACAGCGCCATTATCAGTCGAGGAGCCACTGAAGGTTGTTGCGGTAAGCGAATTAAACTTTACGACCGCGATAAGTGTTATCGCTGCCGATTTTGCGGTATTAGCCGTAGATAAAAATGCGCTTGATGATGCTGCTACGTTCCACGCTGCGCCATTTCTCCCATATTTAATAGCGCCGTTTGCCCCACGAGTCCACCCTAATGACTGCGACGGAGTCCACACAAGATCAACTCTAGGGTCGATTTGTGCATTCCCCTGCGGCTGCTTACGCAACTGAGGCGAGCGAATCCTGCCGGCCCAATTTCTTGCGAGCGGCACAGTTTGCGATTTAACTGTCGTCGGCCCACTCAGCAGATCAAACTTTATCGACCCAGAATCTTCTGGTGATTCAGCATCGAAGTTGAAATCGATATTCGTGCCCGCGCCGGGTTGTGCGACAGGAGACAGGGTCGTCTGGTAAACCTGACCAGCAGTTGACGAAAGGATGTAGTCGTTGCGGTCGCTGACGGTTTCGTCTAGCGCGGAGAAGAGATTGCCGCTGGGCAGCGAATAAAAGACAGCCTGCTGGGGCTTAAAGATTTGCCACGGGTTTTCTAGAAGCTCAAGGCCCGCGTTTATATTTTGCTTAGTACCGACAAGAAGAAGACTTACAAAGCCGGTCCATCTATTAGTGGCACGGTTACCTATTTTTAAGTTTTGAGCGTGCGTTATAGTGCCATTAAGCGTGCCTCCGGTAGCGACATTTTCAAGTTTATCAACGTAGTATCTCGGCAAATTGCCTTGTTTCCAAGTGCCGTAATGCGTATGAGTAAAGGAGTCGTTAAAAGTAGGACCAAGAACAACTTCTGCTAAACCTGCGGATGTTTGAATGCGTAAAGAAGCCCTGCCGAGAACTGCATTGGCGCCTGAGGCTAGATCAAAGCCGACGCTTGAACTACTGGTTCTTGTTGCAATAGCCTGCTTATTTATAGTTGCGCCTTGCGATAAGACAGCAATAAGCGACAACTCGGTCATGCTTGGCATCGCGCCAAGATCAATGTCAGGACTATTCTCTGCCGTTAACACTGCCCCAATAGACGAATTTGGGGCATACCGGCCAGACCTAACGGACAGTCCATCGAAATTATTGATGGTATTTTGTTGAAGTCCGCCGCGAACGCTAAACCGCATTCTTGGGTTTGTGCCGCTCCACGCAGTGTCAAGGCCAATGGCTTGTGCAAGTGCGCTGCTTGTGTCAAAAGACACGGCACCTTGCGGTTGCTGCCTCCAACGTTGACGAAGAAATGCGCTCACGGCACTCTCACCCAGCCGGAATTGCTCAGGTCAGCAATCGGGCGAGAATACGAGAATGTGTTCGACAGGAAGACCGTCATCGACTTTTGTGGGGCAAAGAGTTGCCACGGGTTCTCGTGAAATGCAAGAAACTCGGAGTCAGATAGCGGCCTTGCCCAAGCTGCTGCTAGTGGAAGCGTGAGTCCCGTTCTAGACGTAATTGACAAATGGAGTCCAACATTCCTTAATCCAGCGGTTACCGCTCTCGGGTCGGAGTCTTTTAAGGATCCGTTGACATAAAATTTATTATTGCCAGTTGGTCCGAACGTAACCCCCATCGTGATGCGTTTTTGAAGCAAGCCTGAAATGTCTACTGCGGGGCGCTGGTCGCCGGGATACTCAAAATTTGAAGAGGTTGCTGTGTACGAAAGTACGTTCCAGTTGTTGTAATCTGGCTTAAAGACGCGATGGCTCCCGCAAGCAAATACTGTCGTGCCAGCAGGGTATGTAAATGCCGTGCCAACATGATTGAAGCCAGCCGCCGCAAAACTAAAATGCGCGTAGCCAGCGCCCCCGGTGTTGACAAGAGATATATCTCCAGCGGTTCCGTTACATGCGGCACCAAACCCCTCAGAACCGCCGCCCAAAGTGAAGGTAGAACTTCGAACTGGCCGAAATCTCGGTTTTGCCGGATTCTGAGCGCCAGCGTTGTTGATCAGAATGACGTGGTCTAGACCGCGAGCAAGCGGATTGCTCCAGTCAACTAAAACCACGCCTTGAGGCTGACGCCTCCAGCGACGGGATAAAAACTGAGCCATTGCTCAGATCGCCACGCCCCAGACTTCGTAGGCATTAACAACATGAGCGCCTCCAGCAGAAGAAAAGTTTGCGCCAGAGTCGTTTTTGATAACTAGCTTTGTCTTCACGGGAAGCACGCCACCATATGCTGCCGCCAACGAAAAAATCTTTCTGTGAGCCACAGAGTCGGCAACCATCGGAAGCGATCCAACGAAATACATCTCAGCTTCATCGAGCGAAGAAAAGCCGGAGTCGGTTGGCTTCTTCGTGAAGTTAGTTCCGTCCAGAGACGCAATCGCAAAAATCACGGCTTGCGTATTTCCGGTGGTCACACCACCCGTGATCTGTACATCGATCAGGACATCAAGCGGATCGTTTGTTGAGTGATTCAGTTCCGCCAACTCGACATATGCGCCGTTGGCAAGGCCATTAAGGCCGGTAATTGAAAGCGTATTCCCGGCTGTCAACGCTTGTACATGAGACTTAATGTCTGCCATTTCTTTCTCTCAATTGCTAGGGAGATCGGCCCGCTTGATCAGCGCCGGTTTCTCTGTGACTTTGACGGGCTTCTCTTCGATCTGGAGCGGCTGTTCTGGATCACTGCAACCGAACAGCATCAGCCACATCGCCAGAATCCAAAGAGCAACCCACGGGTTCATCAGGCAAGCGCGGCCTGAACGTCGTGGGGGAAGACAACCGGCAAGCCCAGAACCTCTGCGCGAGACGCAGGCTGGATCGCCATGTCTTTGATGAGGTCCGCTTCTGCTTGAGTCAGCACCGCAGGAACCATCGCATCGAGCAGGCCGCGAGTATTCGGGTGGCCGACATCGATGCCGGAGTCCTGAGAGACGAACTTCATCGCCCACTTCACGGTGGAATTTGATCCGGCGACAGCTTCCAGCTTGTCGAGGATCGCAGCACCAGCAGCGCCGTGTGCAGCAAGCACGCCGCGAGCGGTCACGAATTTCTCTTTGACCATCGAGAATTCGCGCGCGTTCATCATGTCCGCCAGTACGCCTGGCGAATTGGAAAGAAAAGGCGCGTACCCGCGATTAAGCGGATCGCTTATAAGCTCTGATTTGAGAGTAGTCATAATCAGCTAATCGTAAAAATGTCGTTCGTAGCGTTTGCCCAATCGATCTTCAGCTCGCCGCCGACGATGCTGCGGTCGCTGCCCAGGTCGACGAACGCAATCGCGCGAGTCGTAACCGACTCATAGATGATTGCCCACCTGGCATTCGTGAACCCCGAGGCGTCTTGCGCAATCGTGACGATGTCAGCTCGCAGAGTCGGCACGCCGCTCTGAAGCGCGAAGGTCTTAGTCGTCAACGACGGCCCGCCGGTCGCATAGGACGTGCCGGTTGCGACCTGAGATGTCGACAAGTTTGTGGTGCCACCAGCACCCCAACGCGGGTCGGCTGTAGTGGCTACCGGGTCAATGCCCGAGTTTGCAGCAGACTTCACAAACGCGATCTTGAGCGTATCAGCGCTCAGGTCGATCAGTTTTGTGCCGAGCGCCATCAGGCCAGCTCTAAAAATAACAACGTCACCGACTGCCATTGCGTCACCTCATCATTTGACAAATGAGAACAGCGCCAGCCTTGTGAGCCGGCGCCATCCTTAGCTGCTTAGGTCGCGGAGTGCGTGTAAGCCTTGACCGCGCCGGAATCGACCAGGTTGCCGCCCATGCGCGCCCAGGCCAAGAATCCGACTTGTCCGAGCTTGGTGTAGGCCGAGTCGGTAAAGCGGAACATCTGCACGTCCATGGCGTCGCGCACTTTGTAGTAGCTGAAGTCGCCGAAGAACAGCGACTTAGCCGATGCAGCAGGCGCGGCGATGTCGTTATTCACAAACAGCGGATATCCCAGCAGCGTGTCGAAGACGACAGGAGTCGACTGGTCGGAGTAGCCGCCGCCGCTTGCAGCGCCGACGCCGCCCACGATTCCGCGCTCAAAAGACGGCACCCACAGCGGACGATTCTGCGAGTCTTTCAGCTTGCGGATGACTCGCAGCAGACCGTCGTTAGTCATGAACGCACTGCGCGCCGAGCGGTAAGCCGGGTCGACCGAGTGAATCATGTCGATGAGGTCATCGAAGATGATCGTCGTGGTCTGGCCGGTTGCGCCGGTCTTGCCTGCGCCAGCAGCGGTCGCGATGCCGTTAGGCTGACCTGACCCGGTGCCGGTAGTGAAGTGCTGATTGCCGATACGACCCAGACGCTGCGCCAGGCGATTACGGATAAACGCCTCGATGTCGATCGTCGAGTCTTGAATCAGCTCGACCGGTGCGGCGACGATCTTCGACGAATACTTAAAGACGTTGAGCGCAACAGTGCTAAAGCTAGGATCGGCAGAGGTAGCGGTCACGTTTTGCGCGATGATCTCGCCGACCTCGGCAGTGCCGTCAGAAGTCGGAAACGACAGCGGACGACCGTCTGCGGTCTTAATGTTGTCAGCAACGACGCGCACCGCACCGAAGGCTTTCATCGCGTCGTACAGAGTCGACGAGATCAGCGACGGCATAGTGAAACCGCCTTCGCTGTTTGTCGTGGTCGACATCGTGTTGCGAACAGCAGTCCACTCTGCGGCGTTCAGTGCATTGTCGCCGCCGCGCATCCACTTGTTGAAGAGCACCTTGTGCGACAGAGGCTCATGATCAGCAGCATAAAACCGCTCAATCTTGTCATCGGCCTCGGCCTTAATCGCGCGCTCTTCAGTGCCGATCCGGATGTCGAAACCATCAATCTCGTCGTACAGAGCCGTCACTTTTTCGTGAAGCGGCGCAGGCAAAGTGCCAGGGTTTTCGTCGAGGATTTGACGCGCATTTTGCACGACTGCGGCACGACGCTCCCGCAATGCTTGGATCGATGTGGACATAAGTCCCTCCAAAAAAAGACCAAAAAAAAGCCGCCCGAAGGCGGCTGAGGTATCGGTTTGGCGGAGCGCCGTTAGCCGATTCGTTCGAAGTAATCGAGCATTCGGCGCGCGTGCGCGTATGCAACCGACTCAGTCGTCGGCTCGATCA